GCATTGTAGAGGTTGGCGTAGTAGTTGCCGATGGATTCTTTAGAAAGATCTACGGGTGTCTTAAAATGATGGATTTTGGACATCTTGTGTTCCTTCTGTTATGTGTTAGTGTTCTTACAGTATAGTACCAAAATGAATTAATGTCAACCATTTATTTTCTGCATGCGTTGAATTAACGCACCCAACCCCGCCATCATGGCGTCGGCTGTAGCGATCTGATCGTGCAAGTCAAAGTTGCCGTTGCGGTCCAATGCTTCGATAACGTCAAAGGTGCTAGCCAACTGCTCTTGTGCCGCGGCTGCACGGTCCAACATCTCTGCGATCATTTCTTGATTTGTCATAATGCCCTCTCTACATCCACTCCCTCATTCATCATTTTTATATAATACAACAGAAATGAATTAATGTCAACTCACGGCGTTTTTCATTCCCTTTGGCGCAATCTTTTCACATACCAATTGAGCAACAATTGGAGAAATAACACTACCTACAAAGATACCCACACCAGCGGGAGTTGCAAGACTAACACTAAGAACAGCAGGATTACAAGTTGCAATCATATTCACAATGACGTTGTTCAACATCTTTTTATCACAATTACCTTTCACACCAGGAATTAACCAAATGCTTTCTGTAATCAAACCACCAACGGCTACAGCACAGGCGGTATTCATACCTTGTGTTGCAATATAACCAAGATAGGTAGAACTAATTGCTGTTGAAGTTACCGTTCCCGGATCAGTAGCACTTGGTTTCGGTGTAAAGTATGCGACACATCCAGTAGTAAGAGCGAGATTAAGTCCAATATAACAAGCATTCGCATCTAACCATTCATATGCTTCTGTTGCTGCCCATTCTACGTATTCAACACCATGACTTACACTATCAATACAAGCCTTTGTTCCGTTCTTCCATTCTGTGGAAGTAACATCGAAACCTTGTTTTGCATACTCAGATGCCTGCGATGTACAAGTTTGTGTTGTATGTTGTACCGCCTTTGCTGTATCGTTAGCAAGTGATTCGGCAAAATCTTTCGTTGCATTATAAGCATCAGTAGCGCCATCAGCAACTTTATTAGCAGTATCAGTAACTGTATCGGCGACATCATTTGCGGTGTCTGTTACGGTATCTGCCACGTCATTAGCAGTATCCGCAATGTCGTCTCCTAGTTTAGTCCAACTGCTTTTCTTAAATGGATTCCAACCCATAGAACATCCTTTCTATAAAAAAAAAACGATGACCACGATTTTTCCTCTCTTTCAGTACTCCATCTGCCATCCCTACTGGTACCTCTCTGAAACGAGCCTCAGCAGCACGGTGTTATTTATATTTGGTACGCCCACCAGGATTCGAACCTGGACCGCTCCCTAATCTGGGGACCATATGCCGGATATAAGCCGGGTGTTCTACCGTTAAACTATGGGCGCATATTTGGCGATCTCGGCAGGACTCGAACCTGCAACCTAGAGCTTAGAAGGCTCTTGCTCTATCCAATTGAGCTACGAGACCAATTAACAGTTCCAACACAATTTCGAAATTGCGTATGCAAAAGGCAAAAATGATAGTAGAACAAATATTACCATATACCAATCAATCAAGGTAATACTCTCTTTACGACTACATGCCCCATCTCAAATGGTAGAGTTACGACGTCGTAAGCAATACCAATAGGTGTCAATGGTGTTACAGCACAGGCTGAAAGCAAAAGACTGAGACTGATAATGATTACCTTTTTCATAGTTCCTCAATCACATAATTTTCCATTACTTCATTATATACAGACTTGGCAATGTCGTCAACTAAATTTTCATCACATTCAATATGTATAGTCTTACCGATTCGAACATTTTCAACCATATCATATCCCATAGATCGTAAAGCATTTGCTACTGCATCGCCTTGCATATCTTTGATACCGGGACGAAGAGTTGTGGTGATCCTATATTTCTTTATCATTTAGTTTTTCTCCACCATTTCACCGTTACGAACAACGTAGTGTTTAACTTCACACATACTTGACTTAATATAAGCACGGCCTCCGTCGATCATATTGCCGTTCTTAAACCGTTTATAATCATGGCGATGTGCGCTGTACTGTAGATTGCCATCATCATCTTCAACAAGCCCAAACTCTACAGATTCAATTCGATCTGCATTGGTAATCATAATTTGTGGCTTTTGTGTTACTCGTGTATCAACCATATTGTAATATAATCCAAAGTAATGGTTACCAAACTCAGGATGTGGAGTCTCTCTGTAAAAGATATCCATTGCCCATGCCTCAGAGCCCAGAGCACTTGTACACACATAGGTAACAGGAACACCATCTTTCTTAGTATAGTGTTCACTAATCTTGTCAGTATCAAATAGTGGTTCGTGTTTAATCATCATTTCAATCCCATAGCGATTTGTTATTTTATGATATAATCTAGATTTAACCAGTCTTTTCAGACATTGCATGTCTTAGAATGGTCTCGTACTTCTCAACCTTCTTGCGAAGGAGTAGTACTTCTTCATAATAATCTTCAGTCCAATGGAGATCGCGATTTTCCGTTTCTCTTGCTTTTGCAAGATCAAGACATGCGTCCTGCAACCATGCTTTCATCAGTGGATCAATCTGCATGTTCCACGTTTGATTTAGACACTGACGAATAAGGTATTCTGCATTATTAATAAAATCGATGGTATTCATCCTCGCCTCTTTCCAGTGGTTGGATCATTAGCGTCTTCTTTAGATAGTACCTGTAGACCACCTTTGTTATACGCTTGACCGACAACATATTGAGAACTATACATCAGTTTTGTCTCTCTGTCAACTGATTTATTCGTTTGAATCGGTACAATTTTGTTACTGAGAGGAATTTGGTCGGGGATGCTGGATTCGAACCAACGACCTGACGCTCCCAAAGCGCCCGCTCTACCAGACTGAGCCAATCCCCGTTTATCTGCATGAACACCCATCTTACGAAGCCATTTATCATGTTCGATATCGGCTTGTAATTGACGTTTGGTCTTTTTAGATTTACGTTTACGAGTGGATGTTGTTGTCATCCACGGTCCCACAAGATGCATACTCATATCATCTCCAAAAATGGTGCTGGTGGAGGGACTCGAACCCCCGACCAGAGGTTTACAAAACCCCTGCTCTACCCAACTGAGCTACACCAGCAAATTGGCTCCTGGAGAGGGATTCGAACCCCCGACCGGGCGGTTAACAGCCGCCAGCTCTACCACTGAGCTACCCAGGAATAAACTCATTAAGAGAACGCTACCATATACATTAGGATAACTGCCATCAGACAAGAGAAAGCAGTAAACTCGACCAACATCTTCAGTGCATTCAACATAATTTCTCTCCTTCGTTCATCATGTTTATATCATAACAAAAGAATTAATTTTTGTCAACCAATATCTCAAAATCTGGATCATTTTTTAAAGCGATCCAACGATGGTCACCCGTGGGGCTAAACACCATTGCAAAAGGTCCTGGCAGCGAACGGTGTTTGGTTGTTTGAATACGGTCGCGAATCTCGCTGATCCAAAACTCCGTACCAAACTGCTGGATGCGATTCTTACCGTGTTTGCTCTTACCTTTGAGCTGGATTTGATCACCTATTTGCATAGTATCTCTCCTTTGCTTGCTCCGTTGTCTCACTCACCTATAATCATTATATACGGTAGAGATTAAATGTCAAGCAAAATTATTCATATCCCCGAAAATTTTTGATAGACCACTTTTCAACAATCGGCGTACCATCGCCGCCTTCGTCTACGACCACATACGCTACAGTCTTCTTAACAAGACCAATACGAGTTTCGTCGTTACCAACGAAAATCTTGTGGGGATATTCATCAGCAAACCAATCATCATTCTCAGCAAACTCAAACAAGTGATCATACTCCTTTTCTCGGAACTGACCCAGAACTTTAGAGTCAATTCCAATCGTGCGACGGTCGTTGGTATAAGGAGCAAACGCCATATCAATCCTCCCACTTGACAGTGAAACTAACCTTCGCCTCAGCATTCCGCTTGGCGATATCGAAGGTTTCGTACATCTCTACGAAATTTTTGCCAATCCAAAGTTCGTATTCATCATTAATGTTTTCAATGATATCAACTTCACTTTCGGCATTGGTAGCCATCCAAGCGGTCTTGATATCGATGGCTTTGGTGTCGTATTTGGCAAATTTCATCATGTTTCTGTCTCTCTCTGTCTCATTCACTATAATCATTATACTCGATGGAGATTAAATGTCAAGCAAAATTATTCATATCCCCGAAAATTTTTGATAGACCACTTTTCAACAATCGGCGTACCATCACAACCACATCATCCGATCGTGATGGGGTAAGAGTGGCTATCGTCATCAATGGATGCGACGGATTCGATGAGAGACTTGCACTCCGCGAAGGATGCCCACCGCCCCGCATAGTCGCCGTATTTTACGAACCAAGTTGAAGGATCGTCATACGCCCGCTCGATATAGGCGACTGGCGAGGTGTTCGTCGTTTTGTGGGCTCCGGGGCAGAGGCATGTGGTTTTTACGCGGCTGGTCATGTTTCTGTCTCTCTCTGTCTCATTCACTATAATCATTATACTCGATGGAGATTAAATGTCAACAGTTTTTTTATGCAATCTCCAAATTAAGTTCGTCCACCTCATCAAAACCAAAACTTGCAACCATGTGGTACATGCCGTTCTCATCCATGATCACATCACCAACACTCAGGCTGTGCATGGGAAGAAACCGTTCGATGTTCTCTTCTGGACCCATATTACCAACATGGAACACACCATCAAGGCTATTAGCGGTGATGTTGCTGACATGCTCATAGTAACCTTTCTCAAAGGCTTCCTTGACCAGATGTCCAACAGGTTTACCAAACGACATATCAATCTTCATACGCAGCACGTTCTTAGAAACAGCGCCATGGTCACCGGTGCGGTTGATGGTGTCAACTTCTTCATCGGTGAGGTTGATCTGGAAAACTTTGTAAATGCCTGTCATGTTTCTGTCTCTCTCTGTCTCATTCACTATAATCATTATATACGGTAGAGATTAAATGTCAACAGTTTTTTTACGATTTTGGAGATTTTTTTTCGGGCTTGGGCTGTACTGTTACCTCATGAAACCCTTCACCGGCAATCGTGGCACAAATCGTTTTTTGTCTCTCTATATAACCAATACGAACAATGGTAAATGAACCCGTTTCAACATTTGCCCATATTTCCACCATAAATCTGCTATTGTCCGTAATTCCTCTATATAAAACTTTTTCTTCATATGTCTCAATAAGAGGTGTGATAGCATCATCATAAGGAACACAGGTAACTCGTTGAGCAGCGGCGGTGTTAGTGAAACCTACTGAAAACAGCAGGGTTAGGATGAACAAGATTCTTTTCATCGTAGAATCCTCTAATAGCATCGACCAGCGGAGAGATATAATCGTCTCTCTTGCCGAGAAAAATTTGTGGTTCCGATTCCTGGTCTACTGCTATTAAAACGACAAATCGATCCACCGGCGTACCTGTTAGTTCTTCAAACATCACACAATATGCGGTACATTGCATAAAATAATTATCGATCCAATCACGTTTCTTTAATTTACGAGAAGTCTTGAAATCAACGATTGACGCTTTACCATTCCATTTACAGACAAGATCTACTCTACCCGCTATACCAAGATACTCAGAATATAACGGAACCTCTTGCCCATAAACCTCTTCTATCATACTATCTAGTGTATTTTGAACACTTAAAAACATCTCCTTATCTAAAGGAGACTTGAAAACAGGTTCAACATTATTTATATAGTCTTCACAAATTTTATGAAGCCTAGTACCTCTGGAAGATGCTTGTCCTGAAATTCGATTTGCCTCTTCTTCACCAACTTTTTTTCGCCATGCCATAATACCGTCACGAGACAACCGACCAAGAACAGTGGTGATAGAAGGTAAGTCACCGGCAGGAGTATGATACATCCTGCCGGTTTCCTTATTCGTTGTTGCCTTGATATCAGGTAAACTTATTTGGCGATGAATAAATTTCATCATCTTGGATAACCTTCATCAAACTCCCATCCTAAAAAAGTGTTATCGTTTTTATTAGGAAATAAAGGGTCTACATCGCCGTAACCATATAAAAAATCATTAGCATACTTTATTTTGGATACTTGTTTTGTAATTTCTTTATTCAACTGATCTAGTGTCGAGGGCGGAACTAGATTAACTCCAACCTTTTCTCGCCAACGAGTACCGTGAACTACATTCATATAACAATCTAATTGTTTTTCAATCAGTTCCAATAGATACTCATTTGTATATTTTCGAAGTTCATCTGCTTTATATGGAATTTCCCGATCTTCTTCATTACGTACACAGTAATCTAAAACAAGTTCAATCAACTTTTCGCGCATATCTACAAAACTCCCTGCTTTGCTTTTGAGATTATATAGTCTTTCACGATACTGCTTCGCACAATATCGTCTTCCTCAAACTCTACTGTTTGAAACTCTTCTATTGTATCAAGAATTTTCATAAATGTCAATAATCCTTTTCTTTCTTCATCTCTAATAAGATCACTCTGTCTAAAGTCACCACAGAACATAATACGACTATTTTCACCAAGTCTGGTAATGATAGAATCCAACTCATGGAAGTTTAGATTCTGCGCCTCATCAACTATTACAATCGTATCATCTAATGTTAGTCCACGAATATAAGATGTTGTAACAAAGTTGATAAGATTCTTTGTTTTCAGAATCTCGTATGCATCGCCTCTTCCAAATAATTCACTACAGATGCTAGAGTATGGCGCTTCGTATACTTTGGATTTTTCTTTTTCGCTTCCTGGTAGAAATCCCATATCTCTTGTTGGGACTACCGAGCGAACAATGGTAACATTATGTTGGTCGCAGTCTTGGCTTAAAACGTCAGACAGTGCTAAGTAGAGTGATATGAAGGTCTTTCCTGTTCCTGCAAGACCATGCAGTAGAAGATTATATTCTTCGTCATAGTGATCAAAGGCTCGTTTTTGATTTTGTGTTTTCGGTTGAATAGATCGTATTCTAAGCGAATTACTCTGTTGTTTTCTCAGTTCTCTTTTTTGCCTTTTTGTAAGTTTACCTACGCCGTAATCTTCTAGGTTAATAAGGGACATTTATTAGTTCCTTTGTGCGAGTTAAAGTTTTGCTGAGTCTCCACTTTTTGCTCGCTGCTTTCTCCACTTTTCTACAGCCTGTCTTGTTTTTACCTCCTTTGATGTTTGCCGTGATCCTCTAGAAGCAGCAAACGTGGAGTTTGGATTAGCATCAGACACTCGGTCCATTACTTCGTTCCAACCCCCATCATTCTTAATACCACCAACTCCAGAAACGATGTTCATGGAGCTGATAACCTGTTTAATATGAGAATTATTTTTGAGAAATTTTTCTTTTTCTGAGATTGACATAATGTCATCCCATTCCATGCCGGATTCTTCATTAAAAAATGTATAAGTTGGCATTAGTCCTCCTTATCTCTATTTATCAAATAGTGTCTTTTGTCTCATCAAAATCTCTAGAAAACACGCTTTTGAAATTTTCTTTCCAAAGATCAGAATATTCGCTATCCTGATATAATCTAAAAACAGGTGAACCTAAAGTATGATGAATGTTAGATGGAAGTTCATCTTTTTCTAATCCGTAATAATCTCGATCCATTGGTTCGTCTACTAGATAATTCCATTTTAAAGGAAGTTCTCCAATATCATTATCATCGAACCCTTGAAATCTATGAAGATATGCCGGATCTTTTGTATCAGCTAATTTAAAGGTCATCTGTTTGCTTTTATCATGAAGACAATTCCACAGTGTAACAGAAGACCAGTTCTTTCTAGGATAATTCTCTTGGGGAGTACCATGCATCTTATAACGAGATGCAGAAGAATAATCGTGTTTACAAACAGAAACTGGTTTGGACAAGTCCGCCACTTTTAATAAATTCCAAACAGATTCAGTAAACATCATATCACAATCTAAAAATAAAGAATATCTTTCTAATAAACCTTTATATTTATTTTCTATACTTTCAGGATATTGCATATGTAATCTTGTGATAGGAACACAAAGAAATCTAGTCATAGAAAATTCTGTAGATCCTCTTTTATCTAATTTTCTTGATGTATATTCATTGGCATAAAGTTGATTGTAGATCAAAGGAATAATTACAAAATCTTTTCTATGATTACTATATTTTCTAATTGTATGCGCTAGTATTTTAGCGCAGAAATCTTCTTTAGAATCATATCCTATGAATATGGTTAAAGTAGTGCTTCCTGCTTTTTCTAGTGGATCAAAAAGAAATGTCATCTGTTAACATCTTCTCAAACATTGAATAAGACAAACCATGCATATTATTGGATTGACATCTGTAAAACTCATATTGTTTATCAAAAACAAATATAAAGTCTACAAGATGATTATGCGACATAAACCAATCTAGATATCTAATTCTATTTGGATTATCCGCAGCTCTTGTTCTTGTTTCAGCCTTTCCTTTAAACATATTGCTGATAGATTGAGTCTCGTCGTTTTTAATTAAAGAGTCGAATCCTAATATATATAACACCGAACAACCTGTTCTTATAGCACATTTCATAGCAAACATACCAGTATTAGAACGAGGACGAGGACCAGCGTGTCCATGATAAAACATAGACTCTACATGGTCCTCAATATCTTCTGGATAAATTATAGGGGACTGGTCTTCTTTTTCTAACTGGTCTCTCCTATACTCTTCAATGGTAACATGATAATCTACTTTATTAGGATCGTCAAATCCTTTGTAAGCAACGCCACACGAGTAGATTAAAAGATTTTCTTTATTAACAAGATTATTTAAATTGAAATTTTGTCTTGTAGTACCATTACCTATAATAACAGCCGATTTACGATTTATGAATGGTATGTTCTGGATCATCTTCACCTTCATTTAAATTAAATTTATTTTTTAAAGATTCTTGACGTTCTTCTCTCATTTTTCGAAATTTTTTTACTCGTCGTGGATTATCATAATCATCGTAATCATCATCCCACTTGTTACGGCGAGCCCGAAAAGTCTTAGACATAACTATTACCAATCCTTTGCTTCTGTGAAAGTTTTCTTAATAAGCGCCTTAGTGATTCCTTTATAAGGACTCTTTTTATTTTTGATGGACAACATCATTAGAGCATCGTCTGGATCCATAGATTCCAGAAATTCGATAAACATCGTTTCCCGTTTAATCGGTTTGATGTTTTCATACTGACCTTTAATAAAATACTTTATTCTACGAAAATCGTGATATAGGTAATTTTGTAAATCAGACTCTTTTGGTTGTGGTTTGTATGGTGGATCACCCTCTGGGAGATCAAATAATACTTTCGGATCAAACATTAGTCTGAACATAAGTATCAATGGTATACAGGTCCTTGACGATTCTTGTAAATACGCAATTTTCTCATTTTCTGTCTTTAACTTAGACGCCTTTTCAATAATTTCAGCAATACCATCTTTCATTTAAAACTCCTGAATATCAGACATTAGATTTTTCAACCTCTTCTTAATAAAATAGTTCAACAACTTTGATTTATCCTTTTTTTCATAGTTCTTATATGTATCTATAACTTGTGTACGGATTGTTTCTGGTATACGAGATAGATCAATCAACTGAATGTTTCTCATATAGTTTCGATGTACTTCACCATCAAAAGGAGTGATACCACGATTCATATCATCAATCATTGCAGCAACCTTTTTCTTTGTTAATGGACGCTGTCTAGCACCAACGACGAAAACATCATCACGAGAAAGAATATTAGGTACTCCGTCGCCGGCATCGCCCCTGATAACATGTTCGTAAAGGTAAGCCATAGGATCTTCAACTCTAATAAACTTCTTCGTAATAGGGGAATACTGTTCAACATTCTTATACCTTTGCAATTGTGAAAAGTCTTTATCGCCAGAGACAATCATGATCTTTTCACCATTACCACCAAATCGTTCGACCATTGTAGCAATGATGTCATCAGCCTCGGCAGATTCGATTTGAATTAAGACATATGGAAAATTATCTCGAATCTCTTCTTTGATTGAATTCAGCGTATCAAAGATAAGATTCCAGTCGAGTGGTGATTCTTCTCGACTCTTCTTACGATTTGCCTTATAGTAAGGAAAGATTTGACGACGCCAATAGTTCTTGTCATCGCAACAGAGTATCATTTCTCCGTATTCAGAGAACCGTGTCTTAAAGCTACGGATTGAGTTTAGTACCATGTGACGAATAAGATCTTCACTAAAATCTTTATTGCCACTCGCCAGAATGCCTGATAGACATACCTGTGAAAAATCTAACAAAATCATATCACACCTTATTCTTCGTCATCTTCCTCTTCGTCACCAAATACAATATCGCCATTCTCAATCATCTTCTTGAGACGGTCACGATTGTTTAAGATGACATCATATAAAGGATGTTCGATATCCACACTATTATATAGTATGGCTCTCATCATCTCTCCAACAAAAATATAATCCTTGAAGAATCCAGAATCTTCTATAGGAAACCCTTGCATCATCATTTTCGTAGCAAGACGGCTAAATTCTGTGTTGACTACTTCGTCTACCAACATCATTCGATTGATTGTGATAGCCTTTATTGTCTCTTCTTCAGATTGTGGAAGATTCCTTTCTTTTACAATGGGCGATACACCCATTCGTTCCAAAGGAAACTGAATCACATTGCTCATAATACTCTCACTAATAGTGTATCTTTATTGATACGACCTGTAAACGTTGATGGTTTGGTTGTTAGTTTATCCATGAAAGTCCTGAGTTTGACCTTTCCCGATTTTAGCAACTCACCTAGTTGCTCTTGAGGTTTACGTAACATCTTACACATACTTGTTTCCATATCAAAGTTTTGAAGTGTGGTTCCTTTCATCTTAAAACCACCCTCCAAAGAGTTATAACAAGTCAATTTCTTATACTTAACATTATATACCCACAATTGTTTCATGTCAACAATTGTTTCTGGACTTACCGACACAACTTTCAACTCATTCGATTCTTTGAGATATTGGACGTTTTTTACGAGTTGCGCGGCAGACTTTACCTTTGGTTTACGTGGACGACGTATTACCTTTTTATTATTTATATGCTTGTCTAGTTCAGACAATAGACGTTCAAAAAATGCAATACGATTTGTCAAACCTTTACGTTTTAGATATCCCCAGGCTTCTTTAAGATCCTCACTTTTACCTTTCTTTACTTCCAAGAGTTCTTCATATTCTCTTTTATAATATTGAATGATTTTTTCAGTTTGTGCTTTGTTCATATTCTTGATTCGAGCAAACTGATAGAAATCAAACTTGTCATCTTGTCGGTCTACTACCTCTTCTAATTCGCCAATCCATTCTTTTACTGGATCAATCTTATCTTTTTGTGTCGTATTCTTATTAGGGGATTTTACGACTTTCACTTCTTCCTCTGCCAGTTGAGAAATTCTATTTCGAAGATAGTCCATACGAGAGGAATCGTTTGTGTGAATAATACATGCCCAGTGTGGAAACATAAATTTCCAGTCTGGTTGTTTTAGAATAGATGTGGCAATTTTCTTAGGAAACTCAGTACGAATCCAAGACTTGACCAATTCTATAATCTGTTTATTCTCAACTTCGTATTGAAAATAAAAATCAGCCGCCCGTCCAGGAGTCTTAGGGGCACCACTAAGACCTGTTACTCGGCGAGCAAGTACACGTTTCTTACGAGGTTTAAGAGACATTTAGACTTTTCCTTCATTCATTACCAGTCACCCTAGCGTTACCAGTCACCCAAGCGTAATCATACACCCTAGCGTTATTATACACCCTAGCGTTATCATACACCATAGCGTTATCATACACCTTAGCGTTACCGTACACCCTAGCGTTATCAGACACCCAAGCGTCACCAGTCACCCAAGCGTTACCAGACACCCAAGCGTTATCATACACCCTAGCGTCACCAGACACCTCAGCATTACCAGACACCTTAGCGTAACCAGTTACCCTAGCGTTATCATACACCTCAGCGTTATCATACACTTCAGCATCAGGTCCAACATAAGCGGTCTCAGAAACAGTGGCGGTATCAGCAACCCAACCGCCTCCGTTAGGATGACGGTGAGCGGGAACCGGACCGTTGCCAAAATCAAAAGCAGTCATTTCATTAGTATCGTTCATTTTAGACTCCTTTTAGCCATTCAAAGTTTGGGTCATTTTGTAATTCTACCCAACGTCCGTCAAAATCCTTATTATGCATAGGACCATCAGTTTTGTGTTCACTACGGAGATGCATTTTACCACCTCGTACTTCTTGTACAAACCACAATTTACCATGTTGCTGAATACGGTTTTTACCATGGCGTGTCTTGCCTGTAAGAACAACTGTATCATTAACTTGTAGCATTTCATTCACTCCTTCTTTCATTACCAAACACCTGAGCGTTACCAGACACCACAGCGTTACCAGTCACCCAAGCGTTACCGTACACCACAGCGTCACCAGACACCTTAGCGTAACCAGTCACCACAGCGTTACCATACACCCTAGCGTTACCAGTCACCCTGGCGTAATCAGACACCTCGGCGTAACCATCCACCACGGCGTAACCATCCACCACGGCGTAACCAGACACCCAAGCGTAATCAGACACCCAAGCGTTACCGTACACCACAGCGTCACCAGACACCTTAGCGTAACCAGTCACCACAGCGTCACCAGACACCTTAGCGTCACCAGTCACCACAGCGCCACAATACACCATAGCGTTACCAGACACCCTGGCGTCACCAGACACCCAAGCGTAATCAGACACCCTAGCGTTATCATACACCCTAGCGTCACCAGTCACCACAGCGTCACCAATCACCACAGCGCGACCAGACACCTTAGCGTTACCAGACACCATAGCGTTACCAGACACCATAGCGTCAGGTCCGACGTAGGCGGTTTCAGAAACAGTGGCGGTATCCGCAACCCATCCACCACCGTTAGGATGCTGGTGGGCGGCGACCAGGCCGTTGCCAAAATCAAAAGTAGTCATCTCATTCACTCCTTCATTCATTACCAGTCACCACAGCGTTACCAGACACCATAACGTTATCATACACCATAGCGTTACCAGACACCCAAGCGTTATCAATCACCTTAGCGTTACCAGACACCTCAGCGTCACCAGTCACCTCAGCGTCACCAGACACCACAGGGTCACCAGTCACCCAAGCGTTACCAGACACCCAAGCGTTATCAGTCACCCAAGCGTTACCAGACACCTCAGCGTTATCATACACCTTAGCGTTACCAGACACCACAGCGTAACCATACACCTTAGAGTTACCAGACACCCAAGCGTTACCGTACACCTTAGCGTTACCAGACACCTCAGCGTCACCAGTCACCACAGCGTAACCAGACACCACAGCGTAACCAGACACCACAGCGTAACCAGACACCACAGCGTAACCAGACACCATAGCGTTACCAGACACCATAGCGTTATCATACACCACAGCGCAACCAGACACCCTAGCGTTACCAGAAACCACAGCGTTAGGCCCAACATAGGCGGTCTCAGAAACAGTGGCGGTATCAGCAACCCATCCACCACCATTAGAATGCTGGTGGGCGGGGACCAGGCCGTTGCCAAAATCAAAAGTAGTCATCTCATTCACTCTTTCGTTCATCATGTTTATATAATACCAGAGATTTTATTTTTTGTCAACCCCTTTTTTTGTTGTGATATAAAATTTTTGGTCTTTGCCAAAATCGTAGGTCCATCTCAATCCGGGGCCCCATGGTGTATCTGTTCCCTTCCAATCCATATCTTTGAGAAACTGCTGTAACTCAACACGACCACCATATCTCGTATCGATATAATCTATAAACTCATCACACCAGGGATCGTCTGGTTTGACGTATCCTGCATGGCCAGGCGGTTTTCTCATCGTGCTCGACCATCTCCCATCAATCCAGGACAACTCATTGCCCCAAGAACCCACAATGGACTTAAATATTCCCAGATATTTTTGTCTTGTTGATCCAGCCACTCTTTCTGAATCATTATAGCATGATATTCTCTTCGCTGTGGACATTCGTATAAATCCTCAATGTCATTATATTCTTGATAATGATGAATGAGTTCGTGTAATAAAATGCTTTGATCCCATATATCATTCACATCAAAATCATTTGGTAGATATATCGTATCAGATACATACACTCCCATCACATTTACTGATTTCTCAGGACCTTCATATTTCACTCCTGGATAAACCATATGAAATAACTGTTCTTTATCTTTTAACATTATATCTGGTAAATGAGGTATTGTCAACCCTGTATGAACATTCATCCATATCATAAAAGATGCTAATAAAGTTTTTATTGTGAGCATTTTAAATATCCTTAAATATAAATAAACCGTATAGACAATAATAAGGAGGTGTAAGGCAAAAATGAAAACCGCAATACCGTTTTTGGTATTTATCGTGGTTTTTATGTTTTCATCTTCTGTGTTTGCTCAAAGCACTATTACTACAAATAACAATAACAATAATGTGAATACGAGTAATAGTAGCAGTACTAGTAATGTCGTTACTGACACTGATACAAAAACGATAGTGATTAATCCACCACCCAGCGCTATTTCTCCAAGTATTAATAGTAATAATATGGATCTTTGCACTACGGGCGCGAGTACTGCTGTACAAACACAGATTTTAGGTCTCAGTAAAGGGACCACTGTTCGTGACCCAAATTGTGAGAGATTGAAGTTGAGTAAAACCCTTTATGATATGGGCATGAAAGTCGCCGCTGTTAGTGTTCTCTGTCAAGATAGAAGAGTGTTTGATGCCATGAAAATGGCAGGTACACCCTGTCCTTATCTTGGTCAAATTGGACAACCAGCCGCTGACCAGTGGGATGCAAACCCCGAAATGGTTCCAGATGCAGAATCAAAAGATCTAGATGGAGACAAAGTAGATGACGATGAAGCTAAAGTATTTGGCGTCGGCATTCTTGGCATTCTTGGTTTGCTTTTGCTCCTATAACGCTAGTGCTCAAACACAAACATTTGACACCTCTACAGGTGCTCCTACAATCGTTGAACATAATATCAGCGACGATGGTTACGCACAGGTAAATCTAGGATTTTCATTTCCTTTCTATGGAAATACTTATACCACATCCTATATGCATAGTAATGGTGTTGTTCAATTTGTAAATCCAACGACCCATTGGTGTTGTAATGGTATTAATTTAGACACCAATTCAACCCTTAGTTCGTCTTATAACTATGCAATTGCTGTATTATGGACAGACTTGATAGACAATTCAACAGAAGGAAGATTTTACACACAGGGTAATGAAAATTACCAAAGATATCAATGGAATAATATAAGTGAATATTATAACAGTAATCGGAATACAGTAGGTCTAGAAATTCGTCCAGATGGTAGTTTTGATATGTACCATCAAATGATCAACATACAAAACCATGCTTTCACTATTGGTGTTATAGGCGATGCTACACAAGGCGAATGGACACAATATCAATATACAAATCCAGGTGGTACATTATATAATTTTGGATCTTCTACAGCCGATGATAGAGTAACTGGTTGGTCAGCGACAAATAACGTGTATAGTTATAGTGATGGAACTGCTGGTACTGCATCTGCTTCTGATCCTTGTGATAGTGATCCATTATACTCAGAGAATTGTTCTGGTTACGTTCAAGCATACTATAATCAACAGTGTGAACTAGACGCTCTGTATGATAGTGGATGTTCAGGATATGCTGATGCCTACTTTAGTCAACAGTGTTCTTTAGATGCTTTATATAATGAAGATTGTTCAGGATATGCGGAAGCTTATTTCGATCAACAGTGTTCTTTAGACCCTTTATATAACGAAGACTGTTCAGGATATGCAGAAACTTATTTTAATCAACAGTGTTCTTTAGACCCTTTATATGATATTGAATGTACTGGTTATGCAGAAGCTTATTTCGATCAACAATGTTCTTTAGACCCTTTATATGATACTGACTGCACTGATTATAATGAAACATATTTCAACCAACAGTGTTCTTTAGATCCTCTTTATAATAGTGAATGTCCTGGATACACACAGGCATACTACGATCAACAATGTTCTTTAGATCCATTATATGATTCTAGTTGTCCGGGATATAAGACCGCTTATTATAATCAGCAATGTAGTCTTGACGCTCTCTATGATACAGAATGCCCAGGTTACGCAACTGCTTACTACAATCAACAATGTAGTCTTGACGCTCTCTATGATACAGAATGCCCAGGTTACGCAACTGCTTACTACAATCAACAGTGTTCTTTAGATCCATTATATGATACAAGATGTCCGGGTTACGAACAGGCGGTTATCGCTAGAAACTGTAATATAGATCCTTTGTTTAGTCCTACATGTGATGGATATGCAGCAGCACTAGCAGCGCAACAAGAGAAACAAGCAGAAGAAACAAAAACCGCTGAAGACGAACAACAAGTAGAGACAGTAGCAGAAGCAAATCCAATAGAAGAGACTGTAGTTGTTGCAGTCACAGAAACAAATAAAGAAGAGATTACAACATCAGTAGTTGAAGTTGAAGGTATTCCTAATGTAACTGTAGTTATACCAGAAGTATCACAACTAGATACAGCAACAGCGGCGTTTACCGCACGAGTAGAAACTTTACAAGCAGAAACTAGACAAGAGGTTCAACAAGCTGTAGCAGCAGAACAACAAGCAGTAGTCGCAGAGATTGAGTCTGAGGTAGAACAAGAAATTGAACAACAGATAGCAGCAGAAGTAGAGACTAATACTGAAGAAGTCAAAGAAGAAACAAAAGAAGAAATTAAAGTTGCCGCTGTAGAAGAAAAGAAAGAAGAGAAGAAGGAGGAAAAGAAAGAGGAGACTAAAGAAGAAGTAAAAGAAGAGAAAAAAGAAGAACCCAAAAAGAAAGAAGCAAAGAAGGAAAAAGAAAAACCTTCTAAAGAAGTACGAATTAAACAAGCTATACAGGAACGTATTGAGTCATTAGCAGAAAAGATGGGTGAGTCAGCAGCACTTGAAACACAAGTAGCAGCACAGGCATCAATCGTCGCTATGATGGGATATGTTCCGGGATTTAAAGATTATACTGGCGTGCAGTTACAGGATAAACCTTTTTATGAACAAACACAGATTCCTGGTGGAAGTATACAGGATAACAGATTTATTAGTCGATTCTTGATGAATGATCAGAAGTTTAATGAGTTAGAAAGATCACAATTCAATAATAGGGTAATAGGTACAAGGTAAAATGGCAGAGATAGAATTTGCTGGAGTTAAATTCAAGGGTGGCAAGATGGTTGCTGTCGCAATGGCGCTATCCACTTTAATTGGTGGTTTGTACGGCGCCTTTGAGGTCTATAAAGATTATACGACAATGAAACAAAAGATTACAACATATGTTGCTCCTGATCTTTCTGGCTTCGATAAAAGAGTAGAATTATTGAAACAGAAGGTCGAAGAGTCATATGTACTAGTAGGTGAGGCTCAAGAAACCGCGCGAGATATGCGTACCGATCTAAAGAACGATATGAATCAATTATCAGACACGATATACGAACTAGAGAAAAAGAATTCTGCTACAGAACGCGAAATCAGAGAACTTATGAGATCTACTGAAAAAGATATGAGAGAGATGATTAACTCTGCGGATGATAGAATGGATGCAACGCGAAGAAAAGTAGAATCTGATATTCGCGAACTAGAAGATAGGGTAAACAAGACTATAGAAAAAGCCTTGAATAACCCTCTAAACAAACTATAATTACTTTTCGTGGTCTAATAGGGATTTTAATAATCCCTCCCATTCTTGTGCTCGTAGATCCCAGCTATAGAATGTGTTTGTGTAGAGTTTCTGAAACTGCAATTTTGTTTGCATATCTTCTTCCCAATATGATTCTATAGCCGCATTTAGAACTTGGTAGAACATATGAGCGTGTTGATTCTTATCCTCATCAAATGGATACATAAGAGAAAAGTTAGAAGTAGTTTCTGGAAGTGCCGCTAGAGATGGACAAACTACGCAACAACCAGCACTCATCGCTTCAATCGCAGCAATACAAGAAGTTTCTTGCCATGTGCTGGGGTATGCAAAAATATGTGCTTTTTGTAATGCTTCTCTTACTTCTTGATTGGATACAGTTCCATGGTATGTGATATGTTCATGATCACGACAAATTTGAAATAATTGTTCAAATGGTTCATCTCTCTGTGGCCATCCATAGATATTAAAAGATGAGTATACATCTAGATGAACTCTATCGCCCCATTTTTCAGATAGTTTCTGATAAACAGCTAACAACACATCAAGACCACGGTGTGGTGTAGTGTGATAGATGAGTCTCAATGGACCTTCTTTTGATTTTTCGTGAGTAGGAATAGGTTCAATAGCGTTTCTAATAACAATAGAATCGCTGTAGGGGACACCTAAAACTTTATGATAAGTTGTAAATTGCCAGTGGGATACAAAAACAAGTCGTCTGAATCTGCTCCGATTTCCACTATCACTGAGGTGCCTGGATTCAGGGTCTTCCGCCAAATCGTGCAACCAGAGAATAGGAAGACGATTAGGATCAATATTCCTAACTCTAGATGGAATAATTTGGAATTTATCTAACAACTCCTTTGATAACTTTGAATATAATGCATGTTGCATCATCTCTGTGCCACCCATAGCATTTCTATTCAATTCGTTTGTCTCAATACCAATAGAATTGTTTAACTCGTTTTCATTCATAACTACTTTCAACGACATTCTTAAAAACCTTTAATCAGTATAATAATCTTTGTGATATGGACAATTTAATCTATGACAATTATCTAATGTAGATGTAATAGCAGGTCTTTGACATTCTTCACAGATTTCGTTTTTTCTTGGTACATAAATTTCATCTATAAAATCTGGGTAATCATCTCTTCTATGCGACATAATATCCTCCATTATGATTATAGGGGGAATTTCACCCCCTATAATATATTAAAACCTTTTTGAGATTTTAACACCAACTGTTGTTTCTTGATGTTCTAAATTTCTGTCCATGATAACGTCTGCGTGTGGAGATAGTTGAAACCATTCGGCATCAAGATCCCAAGTAATCTCTGCTTTGTATTCAGATGCATCTTGTGAATCCCAATGTACTAAAGGATACAATCCCACGAGAATACCTAAATTAGTAGCTTCCGCTTCTATACCAAATTCAGTCTTAAAATTTTCTGATTCAACAGAATACATATTGTCTGCGCTAATAATAAAATCAAGACCAGGAACAAGTTCTGGCGCCTTTGTCGTTGATTCTTCCGCCTTTGCTACCGAAACTGTTGTTAAAAATAACAAAGTAACTACAGATAGATATTTAATATATTTAAACATAGTTTTACCTTTTTGTTGTTAATAATATCTCCTTCAAAATTATCATATTATTTATACTTCAAATTTCTCCCAATCCGCCCAACTTTTTAGAGTATCCCAACGAAAGGATCGCCAACCCATATTATCTAGGTCATATACAGGGCGTACTTCTGCTGTCTTTAAAACACCTTCGCCTGAAGGTTGATGTTCTGATGGAATCATATCTTCCTTTAGAGTAGCCTTCATTACACGATATTCACCACTCTTCTTAGTAAACTCAAGACGAACTACACTTGTACGTAAAGCATGAACCAACAAATCACGATCAAATTCTTGCATTCTCAACTCCCACTATAATGATTATCAATCCAATCACAGAACTCATCATATCCGCCAATATGTTTATCGTTGATGAAAATCTGAGGAACAGTTTTTACATCTGGCACTCTATTTTTCAATTCGTTTTTCCAAACCTCGCTTTCAGAAATATTATACTCAACATATTCAGGAAACATTTCCTGTTTACTTATATAAAGAGTTTTTGCTCTTGTACAATAAGAACATCCATTTTGTGTATATATTTCTAGCTTTGTCATGTCGTACTAACCGCCATTCGAAACTCTCCCTTTGGATCTCCAAACAAGTCATTAGTGCGAACACGAATATGGCGTTTGTTTGTTTCCTTCGTATTTGGATTAGGAATCGTAATCCAAGGATTCTCTAAACGTCGCCACGCCTTCATAATATCATCCAATCGGTCCACTCGCGTAATATTACGTCTGACCGACTTTACAGTAGACCTGTTAACGTTTGGACGTTCACCATTAGATACGTAATGTTTGCCTGAAGCCTTCTTCTTACCCAACTCAGTTTCCTTTCATAAATGATTTAGTTGTCGTAAAATGCGTTCTTTGTTTAGTACTCTTAGTTTCTCTTCCCACTTTGCTGCTTGTTCTCTGTAGTATATATGGGCGTATCTCCATGAAGAGTTTGGAGCTTCTAACAGACATTTAGCTTGCATTGGTTCAAGCCATTGTACGTCTGTTTCATCATGATTTATAAGAGGGATCGTTCCACCATTGAGGTACGGATCTGTTTGTCCACTTTGCGAAACTTGCTTTTTCACCAACATAATAACTCCTATAAGCGTCTACGAAATGAGAACTTTTGTATTTATCAGGCATTGCTTGTGGAATGGGTGTAAACTTGGCTCGTTGAATATTATTTGGTACATGAGATAGTATATCAACGAGTTTCTCTTCTGTCAAATGTTTTTTGTGATATCGATATGTATATTCACTACACAGGGCTTCAAAATGACATTGTAACCAAATGTAATTATTGTTACATTCACGTGCCCATACCGCAGAAGGATGATTGACATGTGATGCTTTGTAGAGACTAGATTCTAAATTATGATTAGGATGTCGCCATCGTTTGATAGACCTACCGTTAGCAGTCTTATCGGTATATTGTTCGCCATCTAGAATACGATGTGCTGTTGATAGAAGTTGTGCAGTTTCCACAATCATCTTGACAACATGTTTATCACACATCATCTGTGCAGATTCTTCAGGACACGTTGATAGAGCAAAAATATTCATCGGTATTCACACCATGCATCAATATTGTTATAGGTATACTCTTCAATATTACGATAGAACTTACCGGGATTGTTCTTGATAGATTCAGCAGCAATAGCACAATCTCGGTAAGAAGATGTTTCTTGTTCGTATCTAATATCACCGGCAAGACCGCCAAATGAGGTTAGAATGATCAGAAAAACTTTCATTGGTCAACTCCTTTACTAATGTAACGTTTTGTTAGTTGTAGTAGGAACATTGAACTTCTGTACATGACGTTTGCTTGCCACGATACCTTCTACGATACCTTCTACTATATCATCAAATCCGTCTTCTGTCAACATTGTTTTGTATATACTCAATGCTTGGGTTAACATTACACCTGCAACTATAAGACCATTACCATTACAATTATCAATGTGTTTTACTGTATTATCAAGTACCTCGTCGTATACCTGTTCGTATCTAATATCACCGGCAAGGTCGTATATTTGTTTCAGTAATTTTTCATCAATATCAGTCATGATGTAACTACCCTTTCATAAATTTCTTTCCAGTTTTTGACGATTGGATATGAAAGATTCTTTTCATTCATATTGAAACCAT